CGTCGCGCGTGGCGCCTTCCTTCTGCTTGATTTTGGCGCGCGCTTCGTCGGCGGCGGCTTTCACTTCGGTGGCGCGCTCGACCGATCGGGCGCGCTCTTCGGGGATGGTCATGCTATCAGTCAGCCGTTCGGCACGCTCGGCCTTCTTGGTGGCTTCGTCGGCGAGCTTGGCGGCGTTTTCAACACGGCCGTGCATCGCGGCGAACTTGGCGCTCGTCGCGGCGAATTCGGCTTCTTCCACGAGGGGGCGGAATTCGCGGAAGGCCAGAGCTTCTTGGTCGGCTTCCGAAAGCCCGGAGCGACGAATATCGCTGGCCTTGTCGGCGCCGGCCTGGCGGGTGTTGGCTGCCTTGTCGAGCAGCTTTACGGCTTCCTCGCCAGCCTTGCGCGCGTCCTCGATGCTGGCCCGCCAGGCTGTGCGCAGCGCGTCGCGCAGCTTCTCGGCGTTCTGGATCTGCTTCTCGGTGCGCTTGGCGTCGTCGAGCAGGATATCGGCCGATGCCTTGCCGGCGGCGATGGTCTTGAGTTGTTCGAGGTCGGCGAGCTTGGCTTGCAGGTCGGTTTGGAGGGCGATTCTGCGGGCGGCGTTTTTCTTTTCGTTTTCGGCTATTTCAGCGGACGACGAGACGCCGGCCTGCTTCTGGAAGTAGCTGAGCAGTCGCTCTTGCCGCTCGATCTCATACTGGAGGTCGATCGCCTCACCGTCTTTCGCCGCCTTGGCCTGCTTGCGCAATGCTTCCAATTTCTTGCCGATGAGGTCGACTTGCTCGATCGCGGCCTTGGTTTTGTCGGCGAATGAGACGCCAAACGCCAGGTCGGCGATGTTGATGTTGGATGATCGGAAGTCGATGAAGGTCTTGAGGAGTTCGTTCAGCGACGGGAGTAAGGAATTGCCGAGCGAAATTCCGGCCGCGGCACTCATTTTCTGCAGCCGCGTCAGGTTGTCGTTGAACGCCTCCGAATCCTTCGCCAGCTTGGTGCCGATGACGATGCCGAGCGCTTCGGCTTCGTCGCCCATGGCTTGCAGCCCGTCGCGGCCGGCGTTCAGCAGCGGAATCATCCGGGCGCCGAGCTTTTCCCCGAAAATATCGACCGCCAGCGCGGTCTTGCCGACGCCGTCCGGCATCTGCTGGAAGCGGTCGGCGAGGTCGGCGAGCACGTCGCCTGTCGAGCGCAGTCGGCCGTCGGCGTTGCGCAGGCCGATGCCCAGGCTGGCGAACAGCTTGCTGCTTTTTTCGCTGCCGGCGCCGGCCGCGGCGATCTCGACGTCGAGCTTAGCCAGACCCTTGCCGAGCTGCTCGGTCGAAACGCCCGATAGGTCGGCGGCGTACTGCAGCTTGCCGAGGTCTTCGACCGATAAGCCGGTCTTTTGCGACAGCTTGGAAAGCTCGTCGCCGGCATCGATCACTTTCTTTGTGACGTCGGTCAGCGCGGCGACGATGCCGGTGGCGCCGATCGCGCCGCCGATGGCGAAGGCTTTGGCGGACAGCGATTGCAGCGAGCCCAGTTCGGCGCGCACGCGGCCGATCGCCGCGACGGCGCCGGAGGCATCGCCGGTGATCAGTACCTTGGTTTCGTTGGGTGCCGCCATCTGTGGCCTATCCGGTTAGCTGCTGCGGCGGCCTGGCCGGTATCGTGGCGTTGGCCAGATCGACCGCCAGGCGGTAGGTGCGCCACGGGTACGACCACGGGTTGGCGTGGCCGTGGTGCATTACGAGGGCGATACAGCTTTTGTCGAGATCATCCGCCCGGCTTCCGCTTCCAGCGCCCGGGCGACCGCTGCGACAGCCGCCCGCGGACGAAAAAAATGCGGGTTGATCTCCTTGCAGACGATCACCAGCGGTTCGAGCTCGGTCGGCGTGTAGGCTTCCAGCTCGGCGACAATGGTATTGCTCATTCGCGCCAGGTCGTCGAGCCCAAAGTCTTCCCACACCAGCGCGTGCACGGCGTCGGTGCCGAGTTGGCCGGTCTCGTACTCGACCAGCCATTCGCGCACTTCGGCGACCGTCAGCTCATGGACGATCACCTCGCGCATCGCGTCGCCGCGACCGATGATGACGGATCGGCGCGCGGGCATTACTGCGCGGTCTCAAGCATGAAGTACTGCGAGAGGCCGCCACCACTGACGCGTTCGTCTTTCTGGATCGTGAAGCTGACGGCGAGCGTGCCGAAGTCGTCTCCGATCAGGTCGACGTTCGACGCCACGCCCAGCTTGCACTTGTAGAATCGGCCGATGGTGTACTTGCCGTTGACCTCGTTCACGCCCTCGACAAAGATCGAGACGTCCGGCGCCGAGGTGATCAGCGCCTGCACCTGGTCGCTTAGGAGCGGCGTGTAATCGATTGTGATCGAGTCGCCACTGCTCACCGAACCGGTGGTGATCGTCGCGGCGATGGTGATGCCGCCCTGGCTGACGGTGTAGTCGGCGGTGCTGATCGTCGTCGCGCCCTTTTTGACGACCGGGGCTACCGAGGTATTGATCAGGCGCGCGGTCGGCACGAACATGTTCGGGACGATCTTGCCGCCGGCTTCGGCGACAATCGGCGTCGCGTTCTGCGCGGCGGTGGTGCCCCACAAGGCCAGCGCGAGGTTGGCCGGCGTGAAGTGGCGCAGGTCCATCGAGCCCGTCGAGTCATTCAGGCGCTTGACCGAGGCGTCGATGCCTCCGGATGCGCTGGCGTAGTCGAGCAGCTTTTTTTCCTCCTCGGAAAAGGAGAAGGCGAATTTGCTGGCGTTTTCGGCATAGACGAAGGCCCGCGCGTTGAATTGCGATCCGCTCGCGTAGGGGGCGATGCGGATCTTGAACTTGCCGATGAATGCTTGACCCATGGTCGATGCTCCTGAAAAATCAACTGCCGGCGAGGTGCGCCGGGATGGAAAAACCGAGCGAGAGGCGAACGATTCGCCCGTCGTTGCCGGTGGGCGGTCCGTCTACGATCTGCACCGTTCGGCCGGGCTGGATTTCCCAGCCGACCAGCGCATTGCCGGCGGCTTCGAGCAGATCGAATGCCGCCTCCTGCTCGGCCTCAGTGGCGCGCCCGGTGTCGCAATAGACCGAGAAGGCGTAGCCGATCTGCAGGCGGGCGTTGACGCCGGTCTGGCTGGTGGGGTCGATGCTGGTCAGCATCAGCTTGCCGATCACCGCCGCGCCGCTGTCGTCGGTGAGATCGACGTCATCCAGCGTGCCGAGCAGGATCGAACCGGGGGCGCACAGCGCGGCCAGGCGGGCGAGGATGGTGGCTTCGGCGGCGTAGATCATGACGGCACGCGGACCAGTGCGGCACGCATTTCGCCGCTGTTGATTTGGCGGGGGGCGCCGTTGACGCGGTAGAGGGTGCCGTCGATGGTCACCTGGTCGCCGGTCTGCAGCGGCACGCCGAGCCGGTAGCGCAGCGTGTGGCCGGTGGATTGCGCGGCGAAATAGTCGTCGTCGGCGGTGTCGAGAAAGGCGGTAAAGGCGGCTTGCCCGAGCAGGCAATCGACGGCCAAACCGAAGTCGCCCGCCTGGTAGAGCGCATCGAGCATGAGGTCCTGGACCAGCTCGATGACGGCGATGCCGAAAGCGATGTTGTCGGCGGCGTGGCCGTGCTGCGCGTGCGCGATCATCAGGCTGACCAGCGTCTGCAGGGTCGGCGCGTCGGCGGTATGCGGGTGCAGCGCGTTGGCGACGGCGAGCGTTACCGCCTGGCTGATCGCCAGCGGATTGGCGGCGTGCGCGTGCAGCGCGTCGGCGATCGCCAGTACCGCGGCACCGGTGTTGTCCAGCGTGACGTTGCCGGCGGCGTGCGCATGCAGGGTGTTCTGGATCAGCAGGAACAGCGCGGCCGAGAGCGTCGGCGCGTCGGCGGTATGGGCGTGCGCCGCCGGAGAGACGGACAAGCCCATTGCCGACGACAGAGCCAGATTGGCGGCGGCATGCGCGTGCGCCGAGGCGGAGGCGATCAGGGCGTGCTCGGACGAGAGCGCCAAAGCGTCTGCATTGTGGGCGTGCTCTGAGGACTGCAGTACGAGGTTGGCGGCGCCACCGGTGTCCGGGATCCATATCCGGCGGGTCGCGGCGGCGAATATCGCGGCCGGGTTGCCGGACAGGTGGCGGAGGGTATCGTCCGAGAGGTCACCGAAAGACGCTACCAGGTAGCACCGGGTAGCCGTCGAGGCGCCAAACCACAGCAGATCCGGCGCGACGTAGAGGGATGTCTGGCCGTTGGCACTGGTCTGCACGGCGCCGCCGTTGAACGACGCGGCGATGCCCACTCCCGGGCGCCAGCGCACGATGCCGACAAAGTCGGAATCATAGGCAATGGTCGGTCCGGTAATCGTGACGTTGGTATTGCCGGCGACGGTGGCGCGCGCTTCGAGCGCGCCATTGGTGCAATAGATGCGTGGTACGCCGTAGCCATCGATGGCGCTGGTGATCCCGTACTTCCCCTGGCCGGCTACCGCCTGTCCGGCGACCAGAAACGAAATCGCCTCTCCGTTGACCACGCGAGACGGCGCGCTGATGCCGTATGACCCGGTGTTTTGGGCGCTGCGCATGCCCAGCTTGCCGGCGACCTTGGAGAAGCTTGGGTTTACAGTAACCGGTGCTTTCCGTACCAGCTCAAAGTGATAGCCCGACCCGACGCTGATACACGCCCGCACCCCGTACTGCTGACCGACCTCGGCGATGTTCTGCGGCAGCCGGTGGCGGCGGCCGGCGTATGGGGTGACGAGCACGGTTACTGCGCCCGGTGGGTAATCAGTGCAGCGCGCACGACGATGTTGCGGGTGGCCACTTGCGGGCCGCTGACGCAGATTTTGAATGCCTTGTTGGCGGTGCGTACCGGGATTTGAAGGCTTTGTTGCCGTTGCGTACCGGGATCGTGCGCGAGACGATGCCACCAGACGCCTGGTTGTTGTAGGTGTCGAGCAGCGCCAGGAATTCGTAGTTTTCGACGTTGACATAATCATCGCCGGCCGATCCGTCGACGTTGCCGTCGCTGTACAGGATGCCAGCGGTAACCGTGTCGCCAGATGCCGGCGTGCCGGCGTTGTCGACATAGATGACCACCTCACCGTCCCAGTCCTCGATGTTGAAGGCGACCGCATCGGAGACGCTCCAGGCGTTGTTGCTGGAGAGGTTGACCGACGCGGCTGAAGACCAGGTAATTGCGGTCTCGACTTTGCTTGAGGCCATTATTCAGATCCCCACGGGCCGCGCATGGCGCGGGATACGTCGGCGGCGGTCACCGGCGCAGGTACTTCGGCAAGCGCCTTGATCGCGGCCGCCTGTTCGGCGGTCAGCAGCGTGCCGACCATCGCGTCGATTGCCGCGCGAACGGCCGGATTGCCGATCTTGAAGTCCCCGTGCTGGATCGACCGCCACGCCTGCCGGGCGACGGCATGGATGGCGATCTCCTGCGCGCCCGGCCCGGCCGGAGCGGTAGCGGCCTGTTCGAGCTGGTAGAGGAACAGCGGGCCGGCCGGGATGCCGAGCGCAATCGCCACGTCGCCATCTGAGATCAGCGCGTCGCCTGGGGTAGTCCGGCCAGGCGTCAGGATGGCGGCAATCGCCTGGTCGTCCGCCGCAGCGGTCGCCTTGCGCGAGGGGTCGCTGCCGTCATTGACAAACGGCGCGCACTCGGCCGCGCGCGGCCCGGTCAGGATCTCGGCCTTTAGCGCGAGGTAGTCCATTACGATCCCCGGACGCTCGATGCCAGAGCCATGTCGAACAACCCTTCGAAGGTCATCGTTGCCGGGCTGACGTAGGTTCCGGTACCGGTCGCGAGCAGCTTTTCAGCGCGCGTCGCGGTTCGCCGCAGCGCATCCAGCAAGGCATTTTTCAGGGTGTTTTGCGTCCCGCACAAGTCATTGATCGCCTGCGCGACACTGGGGTCAGGAGGGGTGGTCGAGACCGAAAAGAACCACAGCAGCGAATCACGCTTGCCAACCGTCAGATTGTCGAGCTGCGCGATGCCTTTCGAGATCGCCACGCGGGCGGCGTCCGTGCTGAGCACGGAAATGAACACCCAGAACGACGGCTGAATGGTGTTCAGCCAGTCCGCCAGGGCCTGGTCGTCGCCGTCCTGAATGTACACGGCAGCAGTCTGATCAGCCAGGGCGGCCGTTTTGAGGGTGCTTGCCTGCAGCGGGGTAAGGCCGGCGGCACTGGCGGCGAATGACAGCACCAGCAGCAGCGCGAAAACAAGATGCTTGAGTTTGGTAGTGATATAGATCATGACAGGTTTGCTTTCCTAGATGGTTACGCCGGGTCGGCGATTTCGCGCTTCCAGGCCGGGAAGTTGACGGTATTACCGCCGCCGGAGGTCAGCGCCAGCGACGTGCAGGTGGTCACTCCGAGCAGTTTGGAGTTCGCGACGTCGACCTGCGCGATGTGCGTTGCGGTGCCGCTGTTGGTGATCGTCACCCCGGACTTGGCGGCGGTGGTCACCTTGCGGCCGGAGGTGTCGCCGTCGGCGATGGTGAAATCTCCGGAGGCGAGCGTTACCTCGGCCAGCATGTAGGTGGTGATGGCCTGGGTGTAGGTCGTCGGCTCGGACGAGCAGGCCGTCTGCCTGGTGCAGTTGTTCTTGATGACGTTCAGCGCACCGTCGAGCACGTCATCGTGGATCGTCTTAGCCATGTTGCGGCACCTCTTGCGTGGTCTGGCCGATGGTCACGTCATGGATGTCGAGCGTGACCGCCGTTGGCGCGATGGGCGCAATGCCGGACTGGACAGACGGCGCCGGCTGGTCGTGTTCTTGCATCGCGTACTCCTGCGCCCGCGGGCGCTCGGTTGGTTTTGGT